TGTTCGTGGATTCAGTGGAGTCAATGCTTTAAGACAACCAACAAAACCAGATGTTTTAGATTTTAACACATCAGTTGGCGCTGCACATACAGGTGGATCAAAAGTTCATAATTTATCAAATCTTTTCATTCGTGAATTTTTCAATAAACTTAAAACAACTTATGCCAGTGGTTTTGAAAATCGTAAATTAGATAGTGATGTAGATCAAGTTAAATTTATTCGTCAAATTAAAGATTTCTATCGCACAAAAGGAACGGAAGAGTCATATAAGATATTATTCAGAGCATTATATGGTGAAGAAGTTAATATTGTAAAACCATCTCAGTTTTTAATTAAACCATCTGATGCTGATTATGGTTTTGGTCAGGATTTTGTTGTTAAATCAATTACAGGTGATCCAAGAAATCTTAAAGGATCTACACTTTTTAAAGATGAAGATGATAAAAATATTCTAGGTGCTTCAGGTGCAATATCAGATGTAAAAGACTTCATATATGGTGGTGAACATTATTATCAAATTACCGTATCACAAGATTCGATTGATGGTGACTTTATAGTTCCAGGCAGAACTCGTGTCACCGATACTGTATCAATTGGTTCAACTGTCATAACAGTTGATACAACAGTTGGATTCCCTACAAGTGGTTCTCTATCACTACCTACTGCAAACACAGCTGGTATTGTTACATATACAAGCAAAACATCAAATCAGTTTGTTGGATTGCCTACAGCTTCAGATGTTTTAAACGTTGGTGATGATGTAAGATATAATAATGTTGCATATGGATATTCATTTGCAAATGATACAAATAAAATTGAAGTTTTAATTACAGGTGTTTTAAAAGATTTTCCAATTCCAGACGAAACTTTTTACTTTAATAAGGGTGACAAGGTTAGAGTTGGATCATTTGGTATTAATAAAAGTTCTGAAGATTCTAACTTTGGGTCATGGGTTTATAATACATCGGTAAAATTTACTCCAAATACCATCTCCAGACAGTCAAATAGTAGTTTTAGAATTTCAACTCGATCCGATCATGGATTCTTAGAAGAAGATACGATTGAGGTTTTAGACGCTCAAGAAACATTAATAGGTGTTGGTCGTGTTTTAAGTGTCATTAGTGGTTCAACTTTTATCTTAGGTGATCTGCCTGGCATCTTTGAACCCAGTATTTCTTTTATTCGTAGAAGACTTAAGAGAGGGAATAGTTCTCTTCATGATAATATCACAAAATATACTGTTGATGTTCAAAATGTCTATGATCATCAATCTGATGATAAGTTTGCATTACCTCCACACCCCCATGCATACGTTACTTCACCATCTATACCAAGTTTAGGTAATGAACCCATCGTTGCACCAGACCGATCTGTAACGTGGACTGGCGCGACTGGCGGTGACGTTATACAATTAATACAGGTTACTGAAGGTGCTTCTGATCATGGATTCTATTCTGGAGAAGTTGTCACTTATAATGCAGTTAGTGGATTCTTAGGACAACTTATTGATGGTAAAAATTATTATGTTAGTCGTGTAAGTTCAAATAATATTCGTCTTGCAAACTCGTTGCCAGACCTTGTAAATGGTGATTTTGTTGATGCAACAGGAAATGGAACTTTTAAAATTTCTGTTCCTGATCTTGCAAATAAAAAATTAGATCATCAAAAATTATTAAAGAGAATATCTCTTAATCCACTCTTTGACGGGGCAAGGCGTGAGACAACGCCAGGCACCACTGGCATCCTTGTAAATGGTACGGAGATATCAAACTATAAGTCAGGTGATGTTATATTCTTTGGTGGTATTGAATCAGTAGATGTGTTAGAAGGTGGATCACAATTTGATGTCATCACACCACCAACAGTGTCGATTGAAAGTTTGACTGGTGCTGGTGTCAGTGCAACAGCAAACGTTAAAGGTTCATTTGAAAGAATTGACGTTGTAGATTCTGGATTTGATTATGTTGAACCTCCAGTTATTGAAATTAGTGGTGGTAATGGTCGAAATGCGACTGCAAGAGCAAGATTAAAACAGGTTGATCACTTTATTGACTTTGATGCATCATCAACAAGTAATGCGATTAACATTGCAGCTGATACGATTGGTTTTGGTACTTTTCATAAGTTCCGTGATGGAGAGGCTGTAATCTATAAAACATTTGGTACAGGTGCAATTGGTATTGCAAGTGCTGGTATTACAACAGATCAAATTCAATCAACACCAGATCAAAGACTTGTCAATGAAGCAGTTTATTTTGTATCAAAAGTAAATAACACTACTATTAAACTTGCAAATAATCAAAATGATGCAATCGATAAATCTAATCTCATCAATCTTACTGGATTTGCAGATGGATCACAAAGATTTGAAAGTTTAGGTAAAAAACTTGTATTAGGTCAAGTTGTCATTGAAAATCCTGGCGAGGGATATGAAAATAAGAAAAGATTAGTTCCTGTAAGTGGTATTAATACATATTCAGATTTTATTGAATATAAAGATCATGGATTTAATGACGGTGAATTAATTCGTTATTCAAATAGTGAAGTTAAAATTGGTGGTTTAGATACAGATCAAGATTACTATGTTTTAAAAGTAAGTAATAATCGATTCCGACTTGCAGCTGCTGGTATTGGTTCAACTTTGTCAGATGCAAATTATATTGCAAAAGAATTTGTTGGATTAACATCAATTGGATCAGGAGAACATATATTTAACTATCCTCCAATTATTGTTGACGTAAAAGGAACAATTGGAATTAACACAGTTCACCCAGAAAACTATCATGCAAAAGTTAATCCGATTGTAAGAGGTTCAATCACATCAATTAATGTAGACAAACCTGGCAGTGGTTATGGTAACAACACAACATTTAACTTCAGTATTCCACCTCAAGTTCGTGTTTCATCTGGTTCTTCATCAGAATACAAGGCTATTGTAACCAATGGCAGAATACAATCTGTGATTATAACTCGTTCTGGGTCTGAATATACATCCCCTCCCGATTTACAAATTCTTGGTGATGGTGTTGGTGCAAAAATTATTTCCTCAATTAGTAATGGAAGAGTTGATTCAGTTACTGTTGATAATGGTGGTGTTGGATACTCAACCGCATCAGTTAGTGTTCAAGAGATTATTCCAGGCACAGGTGCTGTATTTTTACCTAAGATTAGATCTTGGGCAGTTAATAATGTCAAAAGGTATGAAGATATATTTTACGATGATGATGGATTCCTATCCAGAGGTGATAATGATGAAGGAATTAAATTTACATCATTCTATGCTCCTAGAGGTTTAAGAAAAATACTCAAACAAAAAAATAGTGATGGCACAGTTGATTATACATCAAATGATTTAAATCTTCTAAACAATGCAGAACAACCATCTTTAAATCATTCGCCGATTATTGGATGGGCATATGATGGCAATCCAATTTATGGCCCTTATGGATATGATCGCAAAGATGGTGGTATTGTAAGAATTATGAGATCTGGTTACTCTCTTAAAACAACGAGAGAAAATGGGCCACCAATATCAGAATTTCCACTTGGATTCTTTGTGGAGGATCATGAGTATCTTGGAAATGGTGATTTAGATGAGAATAATGGAAGATATTGCATTACTCCTGATTATCCAAAAGGAACTTTTGCTTATTTTACAACAATCAATCCAAGTGAAAATGAAACTAGTGGAACTTTTAAAAATTTCCGTGCTCCTGTTTTCCCATATTTAATTGGTAATAGTTATGCAGCAAAACCTGATGAATTTAACTTTATTGATACAAATAACCAAGATTTAGATTTAAACACACTAGGTCTTCGCCGAAATACAAATGCGTATAAACTTGATAGTTCTGGAGCAGAGTATGAAGGAATACATGATAGTAGAAAGTTAGTAGATCAAGAAATTGAAGTTAAATATGCATCTACTGGTGGAATTAACAAATTTGAAATATTAAATGCTGGATCTGGATATCAAGTTAGAGATGATCTTCGTGTTTTAAGTTTAGATAAAGGAAATGGTTTTTCAGCTAGAATATCAACAGTAGAAGGAAAGGAGATTGTATCAGTTGCATCTACTGTTGTTAAAATTGAAAATTTAGTATTTTCATATAATAATTCAAATGGTAGTGTAACAGGACTTTCATCTCAACCACATGATTTAGTTGTGGGTGATATTGTAACTATTTCTGGACTTTCCACAGATTCTTTAAGACAATTAGATGGAGTGCATCAAGTAGGATTTAATACATCATTTTTACAATTAAATACAGGTATTGGAACAACTGCTGCTACTGGTATTGTTACACACATCTCAGTTACTGGTGATCTATCTCCAAATTCAATTACAGCAAATGATGTTTTAGGTATTACAACCGAAAGATTTTTAGTCTTAAACGTTGATAATGTTAATAGTAATATTAGAGTTAAAAGGGAATTTGATGGAGTTTTGGGAACAGCACACACGAGTGCAGCTCTAATAACAAATTTAAATCGAACAATAACTTTTAATCTTGGTATCAATACTGATATACAAACAAGAGTTAATATTCCTAGATATTTCAATCCAATTGAAAGTGTTGCTCTAGGAGAATCAGCTGGTGTTGGTATTGGTTCAACAATTAAATATTCATTTAGAGTAGTTGGTGGTGGATCAACAGAAAAATTTATCCCATCTCAAAACATATTCTTACAAAATCATGGATTTGAAACTGGTGATAAATTATCATATTCAAGTGATGATGGAACTACTTTACAAGTATCAAACGGTATAGGTCAAACATTTAGATTAACAAATAATTCCCCAGTATTTGCAATTAATAATGGTGTTAATTTACTTGGATTATCAACAAACCCAGTTGCAATTGGTTCAACTGGATCAGTTGCTGGTATTGGATCTACTGCTTATCAATTATTCTTTAAAGATCATGGAACTGGTGTAATTCATAGTTTAACTCCACAAAAAACAGAAATTACTGGTTCTGCAGAAAAAGTTGTTGCAACAGTTGTTACTAAAGAACCTCATAAATTACAAGCAAATGATGTTGTTCAATTATCTGTAACGCCTGGAATTACAACATCATTCCAAGTTGAATTTGATGATACAACTCGTAGAACATTTATCAATCCAATTAATTTTGGCGCCTCTGCTGTTGATATAACCAGAGATCAAATTACCATTCCTAATCATGGATATAAAACAGGTGATAAAGTAATTTACAAATCATCTAGTCCAGCAAATCCATTATTTAATAATGCCACATATTTCATAGTTAGAATTGATAAAAACATAATTAAATTATCACAAACTGTATTCCAATCCAAAAAATTAATACCAAACTGTATTTCACTTACATCAACTGGATCTGGTCATACTATTGCTCTTATCAACCCACCTTTATTCTTAACTCGTGGATATAAGGTTGGTTTTGCTGTATCTGATACTTCTCTCACACAAGTTGTATCAGGAAAGAAAACAAAAATATTTGATTTTGATTTATTCAGAGATGTTAACTTTACGAATCCATATTTTAATAATGAAGCTGATGGTGGTTTCCAAGTTATAGGTGTTGGAACAGTTGGAGTTACTACAACAGCAAGAGTAGATTTATCTTTGACAGAAAACACTCCAAAGGATTTATTTTATAGGTTAACACCTGTTAATTTAGATATTAACGCTCCATTTAAGAGAAATCCTATTGTAGATACGGATGTTATTAATTATTCAAGTTTAAAAATATCAGATAGTGGGTATAATGGAAATTATAGAGTCGCTGGAATTGGAAGCACTACTTTTAAAGTTATATTGATATCTCAACCAGAAAAAGATGGATATACTAAAGATGAAGCTACAACATTATCATATTCAACATCTTCATTAACTGCTTTTGGTGCGATTAATAATATTAATATTATTTCATTAGGAAAAAATTATTTAAATATTCCCGTTGTTACTTCGATTGGATCAACTCTCGGAGTTGGTGGTGTGGTTAGATTGAATAGTAGTGTTACAGGTAGATTAAGAAGATATCAAATCAAAAATATTGGATTTGATTATTCAGCTGACAAAACAATTCAACCATCTGTTCAGTTACCACAAATTTTAAGATTAGATCGTTTATCTAAAATATCAAATATTGGAATTAGTTCTGGTGGTAAAAATTATGTTGAACCACCAAATATTGTTGTTGTTGATCGTGTTACTGGTTTAACTAAAAATGAAATCGTAACAGATGTTGACATACAGGGAACATCTGTATCTGAGGTTAGAATTTTAACAAATACAAATTCTCTGTATGATACGAGTCCAAGAATTATTGCTACAAATAATAATAATGGAATTAAAGTTAAAAATTTATCATATACAAGTGGAACCAACCTTGTAACTCTAACACTAGAGGGTTCATATGATTCAACAACTTATCCATTTACACTAGGAGATAAATTATATGTTGAAAACATAGGTATTGGATCAACTGGTAGTGGTTATAATTCAGCTGATTACAACTATGAACCGTTTGTAATTACTGGCGTAAATACAAATCCAGGCGGAGGAAATGCATCTGTTTCATATAATTTAGATTCATCAGTTACAAGCCCAGGCATATTCAGTGGCCCATCATCATCTGGTCAGGCAATACCATTTGAAAACATAGCTCAGTTTGATATTAGTGTTGAAACAAATCAATTTAGTGTTGGAGAAACAGTAAGCACAGGTGATAAAGTTGGAACTGTTGTTGCATGGAATGAGAATAACAAATATTTAAAAGTATTATCTAATGACACATTTGAGTCTGGTGATGAAATTAATGGATCATCTTCCAAATCAATTGCGATAATTGAACAAACAACCAAATTTAATTCAGTATTTAATATAGATTCTGACTCTGAATTTAGAACTGGTTTCCGCAAAGAAACTGGTAAATTAAATACGGAACTGCAAAAACTAGCTGATAATGATTATTATCAAACATTCTCATATTCACTAGAGAGTCCAATTTCATATGATACATGGAAAGATCCAGTTAATAGTCTTGGTCACGTTGTTGGATTTAGAAATTTTGCAGATGTAAGTATTGTATCGACAGCATCAACTGATGACAAGAATCGAAGCAATGCATCTGTTGGAGTATCATCTCATCCTGTTGTAGTTGTTGCTGATTTAATCAGTGAAAATGAATCAATGCATAATAATTATGATTTTGATTTAGTATCTGAAAATTCTAAAAATATCACTGGTTTATTTGCATCTGACGAGATTAATTTTGGTAATAGAATCTTAACAGATTATATTGAATCAAGAACAAATAGAGCAATTACAATTGATAGTGTTAGTTCTGAATTTAATGATCTGCCTCGTGCAACTGCATTTTCTGATGTATTCGACATAGATCTTGATGATGTTGATGGTGTCAAATTCTATGCTATGATATTTGATACTCGATTCTCTGGAGAGAAAGAGATCATTCAAATCAACCTACTTCATGATGGATCTCTTGGATATATGATGTCATTTGGCCGTGTTGAAACAGCAATTGATCTTGGTGAATTTGACTTCAGTGTTTCAGGAACTACAGGAAATTTAAGATTTGTTCCAGCTAAATCTAAGAACAATAACTATGCACTAAGACTATTTGCAATCGAAACATTTAAGGATACTCAAAGTGGTATCAGCACACTATCTCTTGGGACTGGATATGACATCATATCTACATCCTCTGGTATTGGATCTACAGATCCATCTCCTGTTCAGGTTGTTGGTTTTGGAACAACCGCAATTACAACCAGTAAATTATTCATACAAACGCAAGAGTTAGGTGGTGATCAAAGAACTCAACTAAATGAGTTAGTTGTATTGAATGACAGTGAAGAAGTATATCTTTTAGATTATGCTCAGATGATTAATGAGAATATATCTCCAACCAATTCGCCAAGTGTAGGTCTTGGAACATTTGGTGCAGATGTAAGATCAGGCATTACCAGTGTTTACTTTACACCTGAGACTGGTATCGGTGTCACCATGAGGGTACATCAAGTTGCTATCGGAGGAACTGCAACTGGAATCGGAAGTACAACTATATCACTCACCGAGATATTAACCACAACAACAAATATCGCAGCGACAGGAACTCCACAACCAACTCGTATTAGTGGAATTAATTCTGGTACATATACTGCATTTGATGCTTTAATTGAAATTCATAATACAACTGATGATCAATATGCAGTCACTCAAGTAACTGCAATTCATGACACCATAACTCCACAGTTTGTTGAATTTGGTTATATGGATAACTTCAACGGAACTGGTATTGGAACTGTTGGTGTTGGATATTCATCTGCAACTGGTGGTGATCTTGAACTTCGTTTAACTCCTCCAGCAAACAAGGCAATCACAACTAAAGTGTTCCAGTATAACTTTAATGAAACTGGAACTGGTGGTGTTGGTCTTGTTACATTTACAGATTCTAGATTAAAATCTGCCGAAGGGTCATACACTGGAACTGAGAATGATGTTAAATTCTCCTTTAATATTAAACATGCTGGTGATTCATTATTCCATAAAACATTTGATTCCTCGGATGCTGCGGTAGTTGATGTAACGAATAATACATTGGTTATCAATAATCATTTCTTCCAAACTGGTGAAGAGTTGACATATACACCAACTGGTGCTGGTACAACAATGAGTGTTGGAATTGCAGCGACTTCAATCAGTGGAATTGGTGTTACTACTAAATTACCATCTTCAGTCTTTGCAGTTAAGATTGCGGAAAACAAATTAAAACTTGCTAGAACTGCAGCTGAGGCACTTCAAAATGTTCCCAAAGTTCTTGATATCACAGCTGTTGGTGTTGGAACCACACATTCATTTACTGCCAAGAATCTTAACTCCAAGGCTTTGGTTACTCTTGACAATAACATTCAAAGTCCAGTCATACAATCTCCAATTAATACAAAACTATCATTTGATGCTTTAACAACAACTGACTTTATAACGTTAACTGGTATTACTTCATTCTTCTCTGGTGATGTTATTAAGGTGAATGATGAGTTCATGAAGATTGATACGGTGGGCATCGGATCTACAAATCGACTTCTTGTGAAGAGAGGTCAGTTGAATTCTGCACTTGCAGATCATGATGCTGGTGACACAGTTACTAAGTTCTTAGGTAACTATCAGATTGTTAGAGATACGATTAACTTTACAGATGCACCTAAAGGTGAAAAAGGCCCATCAGGGTTAACAACCACATCAACATTTGTGGGTAGAGTATTTACTCACACTGGCACTCCAGCTGGAACTCAAGAAACTTACTCAAACAATTTTGTGTTTGATACTTTTGAGAATCAATTCACGGGAATTGCAACCAACTTTATTCTCAAATCAAGTGGTCAAAACGTCACTGGATTTGCAACGAATACAGGCGTTTTACTTCTAAATGAAATCTTCCAAAATCCAAACGATGATTATAATATTGTTGAAACTGCTGGTATTACATCTGTAAGTTTCACAGGTGTTGGAGTAACAAACAATTATGATGTAAACGTATCATCAGTTCCTAGAGGTGGTGTTATCGTATCAGTTGGTGAAAGTGAATCCTTTGGATATCAACCACTAGTTGCAGCTGGAGGAACTGCAATTGTATCTGCTGCTGGAACTATTGAATCTGTATCCATTGGTAATAGCGGATCTGGATATCGTGTCGGACTACAAACTAATATTCTTGTCAGAGCGGTTGGAAGTTCTGGCATCGTCACAATTGGTAAAGCAAATGTGAGTGCTGGTTTAGTTACATCTGTCACTATCACCAGTGGTGGATCAGGATTTAGTTCTGCAACTCCTCCAACCCTTGAGTTTGAGAAACCACTAAACTATGAAAATATGAGATTGATTGGCAGTTCTACAGGTATAGGCGCTTCAGTGTCTGTTCGTGTTGGATCTGCAACAAGCATGATTAGTTTTAATATTACAAACTTTGGATATAACTACAAAATTGGTGATGTTTTAACTGTTGAAAGAGGTGGTCAAGCTGGTATTCCTACAGATGCATCTGCTGGGTCATCATTCAAATTATTTAACCTAACTGTTCTTGATACCTTCAATGATAGTTTCTCTGGATTCACATTTGGTGAATTAGAAAAATTAAACACATTTGAAGATCTATTTGATGGAAATAGAAAGAATTTCCCAATAACAAAAACAATTGGTGCAGTCGAAACTCCAATTACATTAAGAGCTGCAAAAGGATCTCCAATTCGTGTAGAAGATAATTGTTTAATTTTCTTGAATGATATTCTTCAGGTTCCTTTTGAAAGTTATGTTTTCAATGGCGGATCTCAAGTTACATTCTCTGAACCACCAAAAGCGGATGACAAGTTAAGAATTTATTACTATCGTGGATCTGATAATGATGTAATTGAGGTAGATATTTTAGAAACAGTTAAGACTGGTGACAGACTTACAATCAACAAATATCCTGATATTGGTTTAGATAATGTTTTCCAACAAGAACCAAGAACAGTTACAGGTATCACTACATCAGACACAGTTACTACAAATACCTACATCGATGCTGGTATTACAACAGATAGAACTCTTCAAAGACCAGTAACTTGGAAAAAACAAATACAAGATGTTGTTGTGAACAACATTGGAATTGGTAAAGATAGATCTGAGTTAGAAGCTGGTATTCGACCAACTGCTTATATAATCAATAATGTATCTGCTGGATCATCTGAAATATTTACGGATACTGCTGTCCCTCTATTTGATGAAACTGATGATATTGTTGAAGTCAAACAAAGTGTATTAATTTTAGATAGAACAACTAAGACAGGAGTTGCAGCAACTGCAATAGTCTCTGCAACTGGTGGAATATCCACAGTTTCCATCTCAAATGGTGGATCTGGATACACTGTTGCACCACACGTTTCAATTGGAATTACAGCTGGAATCGGAACAATTCATGCTGGAATCGGAACTACCTCAACAAATGCAACAGCTGTTGCAACTGTATCTGGTGTTGGAACAATATCCGCGATTACAATTATTAACGCTGGCGCTGGATATACAAATACAAATCCACCTTCAGTATTAGTTGAACCAGAGTCTGTTACTCAGGATAAACTTTCAAATATTAAGTATGATGGCGATTTTGGATCTATTGTAGGAATTGGAACATCAACTGTTGCTGGAATAGGAACTGCAATGCAGTTTGATTTATTCATTCCAAAAGATTCAGTTCTTCGTGACACATCAGTGGTTGCAACTGCAACTACGGTGAGTGGTATTGCGTCTGGATATTACTTCACTGCGTTTGAAACAAATGTGGGTAGTGGCATAACTGCATACGAAAATGCAATTGGAACTTCTCCATCTGGAATCGGAACTTCCTTCCTAGATAATATATACAAAGTGCATAGTGCTAAAACTATACAAGGGCCTGCTCTTGGAATTGGTGCAACCGCTTTAAGGAGAGTGACTGTAAGTGTAAGTTCGACTGAAGGTATTGGTATTGGAAGTGGATTCTTTGGTAAGTTCTCTTGGGGTCGTTTACATGACTTTGTTAAGGACGGTACTAGTTCGTTCACTGCAATAAATGATGATGGTGTTACAGGTATCATCACAGGGCCTGTAATTATCAGAACTAGGGATTTAAAAGAATCCTATAACTAACATAAATAAAAACAAAAAGTCTTTGATAAAATGTCAGCAATTATAACTGATCAACTGCGTATATTAAATTCGGAAAATTTTGTAGCTGGTATAGCATCGACTACGAACAGTTATTATGCGTGGATTGGTTTACCTAACCCAGAAGATTTTCAATCTGATTGGAGTGAAAATCCTCCTTCACCAAAAGATTCTTTTAGTGAAGAGAATGATTATTGGGATACGATGATCGCTCTGAAAAAGTTAAATTCAGATGATATTTCAAGAGTTGTTAGAAAGATAAATTGGTCGTCAGGTACGACATATGAGATGTATAGAGATGATTATTCACGATCTAATTTGTCACCGCAAACTAGTTCAACTAATTTGTATGATGCAAATTATTATGTAATGAACTCAAATTTTAGAGTTTATATTTGTTTGCAGAACGGAACTAATCCAGAAAATACATCTGGAAGACCATCTCTTGATGAACCACTATTCACAGACTTAGAACCAAGATCTGCTGGTGCATCTGGAGACGGTTATATTTGGAAATATCTATTTACAGTTGATCCTAATAGTATCATTAAATTTGATTCAACAAGTTTTATTCCTTTACCTCAAGATTGGAAAACAAATAATGATGTTGCAGCTGTAAGAAACAATGCAGAAACCAGTGGTCAATTAAAGATAGTTACAATTACAAATCGTGGTGTTGGTTACGGTACTGCTGCAACATATAACAACGTTCCGATTAAAGGTGATGGAAGTGGTGGTAAATGTTCAGTAGTTGTAAATGCTGCTGGTAAAATTGATTCTGTTGAAATAACAAACGGTGGTTCTAATTATACCTTTGGTTCAGTTGGTTTGAATGATGTTGGTCTTACAAATCCATCAGGATCCACAGATGCAACATTTAATGTAATTGTTCCTCCTCAAGATGGTCATGGTGCTGACGTATATCGAGAACTTGGTGCAAACCGTGTTCTAATTTATTCTCGTTTAGAAAACGATATTTCTAATCCAGATTTTATTACAGGAAATCAATTCTCTCGTGTTGGTCTTTGTCGTGATCCTCTTGCTTTTGGATCAGAAAATAAGTTAACACTACAGAAAGCGAGTGCTGTTTATGCGTTGAAACTTACTGGTGCTGGATCAACAACTACAACATTTACTGCTGATTCTGAGGTAACTCAAGAAATTGGCATCGGATCAACTGCTGTTGGTCGTGTTATTAATTATAATGCAACTACAGGAGTTCTTAAATATTGGCAAGATCGTAGACTTGCAATATCAACTGATGGAACTGCACCTACATATGGGTTTGAATTGTTTAGATTTAATGCTGATCCTGCAACTGGAGCAGGGACAACTATATTTGGTGGAACAAGCAACCTAAATATAGATACTAATTTCGGAACTTCTTTAGCGCCTGGTCTCTCTACCTCAATAAATAGTAGGACATTCAATTTAGGAATGAGTTTTGTGAAAGGTGTTGCAAACCCCGAAGTTGAAAAATATAGTGGTGACATTATATACGTTGATAATAGAGCTGCAGTAACTCGCAGTTCTCAACAGAAAGAAGACATCAAGATCGTACTGGAATTTTAAAGAATCATGCCACAGGAAACCAATCTAAACGTCAGCCCTTACTTTGACGATTTTGATAAAAATAAAAATTTTTATAAAGTTCTTTTTAAGCCTGGAACTCCAGTTCAGGCGAGAGAGCTGAGCACCTTACAATCAATTTTACAAAATCAAATTGAACAATTTGGTACTCACTTTTTCAAAGAGGGTTCAAAGGTAATTCCTGGCAACTTAAGTTATGATAATCATTTTACATGTATTCAAATTGAGGATACATTTTTAGGTATTCCAGTAGAGTTATATACACAACAGTTAATTGGTTTAAAAATTACAGGTACAAGATCAGGTGTAACTGCTACTGTTAAAACGGTATTACCAAAAAGACTCTCCGTTAGAGGGAATCTGACTCTTTATATTAAATATCAACAATCTGGTAGTGATTTTACAACTGAAAAATTTATTGATGGAGAAAGTTTATTTGCAAATAAAGACGTAGTTTATGGTGCGAGTGTCATTGCTGCAAATGAACCATTTGCAAATACAATAGCCTTTGGTGCAAATGGACTTGGATCTGCGATGTCAATCGGAGAAGGTGTATATTTTGTTCGTGGATCTTTTGCTCAAATTCAAAGTCAAACTTTAATTCTTGACCAATATAATAATGCTCCATCATACCGTATCGGATTTAATGTTGTAGAGGATTTTGTTAGTGCTGATGAAGATCCATCATTAAATGATAATGCATCTGGATTTACAAACTTTGCAGCACCTGGCGCGGATCGTCTTAGAATTAGAATTGAGTTAAGAAAAAAACAACTTGGTGATATAAATGATCAAAATTTCATAGAAATTGCCAGAGTTGAACAGGGTGAATTGCAGACATTTGTAGAGGATACTCAATATAATTTAATTAATGATACTTTAGCTTCAAGAACATTTGAAGAATCTGGAAATTATTACGTTAAACCTTTTGAAGTATTTGTAAAAGAATCATTAAATGATCAGATTGGAAATAAAGGAGTTTATACATCAGAACAAAAAACTGCTCAAGGTAATGATCCATCGAATGATTTACTTGCAGTTCAAATATCACCTGGCGTGGCATATGTAAAGGGGTATAAAGTTGAGAGAATTGCAAGTGCTTTTATTGATGTTCCAAAACCAAGAACTACAAAAACAATTGAACAGGAAGCTGTAACTTATAGAACAGGTGATCCTTTATTTGTAAATAACATATTTGGATCTCCAAGTTTAGGAATCGGAACCACTGCAACTGTGGCACTACTTGATAAAAGAAGAGGTGGTAGTGGTGCTGAAATTGGACTTGCAAGATTGTATGATTTTAAGGCGCAATCTGGAAGTTTTGTAAATGAAACTACTCAATATGAAACTCGTTTATTTGATGTAAAAACATTTACAAATGTTAAGGTTGGAACTGCAATTACTTCTGTGCCACTTGGAACACATATTCAAGGTGCAAGAAGTGGTGCAACAGGATTTGCTAGATCTGCTGGCACAAATGTAACTGATATAAGTTTAATTGATGTTAATGGTGCATTTTTAAAAGATGAATCAATATTAATCAATGGTGTTCAAAATGGAAGAGTGCTTACTAAAGTTGACAATTTTACATTCAATGATGTTAAATCTTTAAAGAGCGCAGTTGGTATTTCCACATTTGAAGCTGATGTTCTACTTAACAGAGGCACTAGACTTAGCAATCTTATATCAGGTAATTTTAGATTAAGTAACACATCTGGAAATGCTGGTGTTATTACTGCAACTGGACAGAACTTTGCTGGTATTATTACATCCAATAATATTGTAAGTTACACCGTGCCTGGTGAAACTGTTCCTCGTTTTAATAGAATTACAGGAGTTTCAACTGACGGAGATACAATTAATGTTGTTGGTGTTACATCTGTAGCTGGTGTATGTAATGGTGGAGTTTCTAATGGTTTAATTCCAGGCTCAATTGATGTAAATGATATTATTCTTAGATCACCCTCCTTCAGAGTAGGATCAAATAGTCTTGTTACGCCTGTAAGTCGTAGAAATCTTGAAAGTCTTGATATCACAAACACGACAGTTCAATTAAGAAAACAATTTAGTGATATTACGGTTGCAAATAATCAGTTTACATCACCTAACGCTGGTGCAGATTTATTTTTCCAACCATTTGATGAAGAGAGATATTTCATATCATATGATGATGGATCAGTTGAACCGTTAAAAGAAAGTCAAATTACTATCGCTGCTGATAAGAAAACAGTTACATTCGCAGCTTTAAGAAAGACATCAGGAAAGGCAAATTTATTTGCAACTGTTCTTAAGTCAAAACTTAAAACCAAACAGAAAAAATTGCAAGATGCTAATGTATTAGTTGTCAATAGATCAACTTTAGCAGCTTCTGGTATTGGAACAAATACGTTAAATGATGGTTTAACATCGAGTGATGTATTTGGAACTAGAGTTCAAGATGATAAAATATCATTAAACGTTCCTGATGCTTGTCAGTTACTTGCAGTTATTGAATCAAATGATGCTGGAGATCCTGATCTTCCAGCGTTAACATTGACTGCTTATGATGGCCCTACAGGAAATAATTCAGATTTAATAATCGGAGAAAAAATTACTGGATTAGCAAGTAATGCAGTTGGATTAGTCGTTGAAAAACCAAACGTAGTTACGTTAGGAATTGTTCTTTTAAATCAAAATGCTTTTGATGTTGGTGAAAAAGTTAAAACAGAAAAATCAGGAATTACTGCTTCAGTAACTGCAACTACTGAAGGTGATCGTGATGTTACAAAACAATTCTCATTAACCACAAATATTAAACCAACTTACTATGATTTCTCCTTTATTCAAAGAAAAAGAAATTTTGGATCTCCAACAAATAGATTAAAAATAGTATTTAAGAATTTCTTTGTAACATCAGATGATGTTGGTGATTTCTTTACAGCATCAAGTTATCCAAGTGATTCAGAAAAATTAATACCTAATGACACAACATTTGGTCTTATAACAAGTGATCTAATTGATATTCGACCTAGAGTTGCTGGATATAATTTATCATCAACTATATCTCCATTTGATTTTGCATCTAGAACTTTTGCATCACAAGAAAATAATATTCCAGATCCTCTAGTTCCAGATGAAAATATAGTTGTAAGTTATGATTATTTCTTACCTAGAAAAGATAAATTATTTGTTACTAAAGATGGTCAATTTACTTATCTAAGAGGAGTTGCTTCTGATGATCCAAAACCACCACAACAGATTAGTGATGCAATAGATGTTGCAACTATTTCAATACCTGCATTTTTAAGAGATATCAATAAGGTTAAAATTGTGAGAACGAAACATAAACGTTTCACAATGGCTGATATTGGAAGATTGGAAAAAAGACTTGAACAGGTTGAGTATTATACTGCACTTTCTCTTCTTGAACAAGATACTGCAAATTTACAAATTACAGATGCTAATGGTTTAAATAGATTCAAATCAGGATTCTTTGTAGATAATTTCAAGAAACATGAGGCTCACCAAATAGCACATCCAGATTTTTCTGCGAGTATTGATGCTAAGAATGGATATTTAAGGCCAGGTCATTTTACAACTTGTTTAGATTTTATTGTTGGTTCTAGATCTTATATTGGTATAGGACAAACTGCAAATCCAACATTGGATCTTAATTTCTTAACTGATATTGATGGACAAAATATCAGGAAAACGGGTAGACTTTTAACATTAAATTATGAAGAAACTGATTACATTACACAACCATATGCATCAAGAGTTGAAAATGTTAACCCATACCTAGTTGTATTCTATCAAGGAGATATTATATTAAATCCAGATTCTGATACTTGGGTAGATACAAGAAGAGTTGATGCGAATGTAATTGAAGAAACAGCAGCATTTGATCAAGCGGTTGCTGAGTTTGGTATTGATGTTCAGACTGGATTTAGTGAACCTGATTTTGGTGCATGGCAAACAGATTTCGTTGGTGAAACAGTTCTAGACACATGGACTGAAACTGATCGTGAAGCCTTAGGTACAATAACTGCTGATGAAGCTAATGCTATAGCTACAGATCAAAATATAACAAACACTATTCCTCCAGCTCAGAGTGGTGGATCTCTTGCAGATGGCGGTGGTATTATCACTGACGCTGCGATTCTTACTAATACAACATTCCAAGATGTAGAAGTAGGAACGGTACAATCAAGAGATGGTGTTCAATTCCAAGTTACTCCAGTTGTTACATCAACATCATTAGGAGATAGGGTTATAAGTCGTGATATTATTCCTTTCATGAGGAATAGAAATATTGAAGTTATCACTAGTCGTATGAAACCCAGAACACGTTTCTATGCTTTCTTTGATAATATTGACGTTACATTATTTACAACACCAAAATTACTTGAAGTTAACATGACTTCAGGTGTATTTACTGCTGGTGAAACTGTTAGATCAAGTGATAATACATTCATATTCAGACTCGCAACATCAAATCATAAAGAAGGGCCATTTAATGCACCAACAAAAACATTAGAATTAAATCCTTATGTGCCAGGTGCTGGTGTTCCAGCTGATTATTCAACATCTACAACTCTTTTGAATGTTGATACCTTTAGTCTTGCAACTCAAGTTGAGGGTAATTTCTTTGGACATGTCAAAAACAATATGCAGTTAGTTGGAGAGACAAGTGGTGCAGAGGCAACAGTTACAGATGTCAGATTAATATCTGATTCTATTGGATCGTTAGATGCTTGTTTTAACATACCAGATCCAAATATTGATGCCAATCCTAGATTTGAAACTGGCACGAAGACAATTAGACTAACTACAAGTCCAATAAACTCAAGACTTGGAGGAACTGTTACAGGAGCAGCTGAGGCAAACTTTGCAGCTTCTGGTGCGTTAGATACAAATCAAGAAACTGTTTTAAGTACTAGAGTTCCACAAATTGAAAGATTGAACGTTGATGAACAAAGAGTTCTTAACGATAGAATTACACGACAAGTTTCTACTAACCAAGCAGTTACAGGTATCAGAAATTTAGTTGAAACAGTAGTTGATGTTCAAACGGTGGTTGAAACAGTAGTTGATGTTCAAACGGTGGTTGAAACGGTGGTTGAAACAGTAGTTGATACTCAAATTGAATTTAGAGACCGAGTTGAATTTGTAACTGTTACCTCGCCTCCAGAAATTATCACATTGCCTGGAGAAACCATAGTTGAAACTATATTTGTAGATCGACCTGTTATACAGGAAGTATTTGTAGACCGAATTGTTGAAGTTGAAAGAATTGTTGAGGTTCCAGTTTTCATCTGGGAAGATTTTGACCCAATCGCACAAACATTCACTGTTAACGATAGTAGTGGTATTTTCATTACATCAGTTGATTGTTTCTTCCAAACTAAAGATGAAGAATTACCTGTTACTCTACAAATTAGAACTGTTGAAACTGGATTACCTACATCAGTAATATTACCGTTTAGTATTGTTGTTAGAGATCCATCACAAGTAAATGTATCGGAAGATGCATCAACACCAACTAGATTCACATTTGATTCACCAATTTACTTGGAAGGTCAAACAAGATATGCTCTTGTTCTGATATCTGCTTCAGAAAATTATAATGCTTGGATATCAAGAATGGGTGAAGTGGATATATCCACTGTTGGATTACCTGATGAACAACAAGTCATCATTAGTCAACAACCATACTTAGGATCTTTATTTAAATCTCAAAATGGTGTGACTTGGGATGCAAGTCAATTTGAGGACTTGAAATTTAATATTCGTAGAGCTGTGTTTAACACAAATCCAGGCGTGGGTAGATTTTTTAGTCCACAATTAACACAGGGTAATACTGGAATTATCAAATTACCAAATAATTCAATTCAAACTTTATCTAAAAAAGCTATTGTTGGATTATCAACTGCATTATCAACAACCCCTGCTGCTGGATTGGTTCCTGGCGTTAAGATTAGTCAATTTGACAATTTAAATGCATCTGCAACTCTTATTAACACTGCTGGTATTGCAACAATTAATGGATCAAATGATGTCACTATCGTAAATCCTGGCGTTGGATATACTCCTGCTAGTGGTCATTTCTTATACACTGATGTTCCAATGGTAACTCAGACGGGAGATGGAAGTGGAATAGTTGGTAACGTTCGTGTTGAAAATGGAGTTATTGGTGTTGTTACCTTTACAAATGGTGGTAAAAATTACGCAGTTGGTGATACTCTTGGAATTGGAACATTGGGTCTTGGAAATGGTAGTGGTGCTGTTCTCTCCGTTGGATTAATTACTGCAACTAATAGTTTGGTAATTGATAATATCCAAGGATCTTTTGTAACAGGAATAGGAACAATTGGATATAATAATGGATCAACAGTGATCGGAGTTGATGGAAAAACAGTTGGAAGTGGATCTACAATTGCATCAATTGATGTAGATCAAACTAATGATGGATTACACTTTAAAGTTGATCATCGTGCTCATGGAATGCATTCCTTTAATAACTTAGTTAAGATTGATGGAGTTGCATCCGATGTTCCATCAACAAAACTCACAGCTGATTATGCAAATAATTCTTCGACAGATATTTCTGTAACTTCATCATCTAATTTTGCAACATTTGAAGGTGTGGGTGTTGGAACAACAAACTTTGGATATGCACTTCTTGGCAATGAAATTATATCTTATACAGGAGTTGCAGCTGGATCTATTACAGGTGTAACAACTAGAGGTATTGATAACACAGTCAAGTCAAGTCATTCATCTGGTGATGAGATTAAGAAATATGAGTTCTCTGGAGTTTCTCTCAGAAGAATTAATAAAACTCACAATATGAATAGTCCAGCATCAACTGTTCCAAATGATAAAGATTTAGACTTCTACCATATTAAAGTTGATATGGATTCCAATGGTGAAGATCGAAATGGTGGATCATTACCTAATCGTTTCTTCTCAGCAACAAAACGTGGTGGTGGATCAAATATAACTGCATCACAAAATGTACAGTTTGAAACACTTACACCAAATATTGAAACTATAACACCAAACGGAACTAATATTGGTACTAGAATTAGAACCATATCTGCAACAAGTATTGGTGGTAATGAAACATCATTTGTGGATCAAGGATTTGAGTCCATCTCAATTAATAATCAGAATAATTTTGAGACACCTCGAATGATCGCATCCAAGGTAAATGAAGATCAACAATTAGATGATCTTCCTGGCAATAAGTCAACGACACTCGAAGTATTAATGACAAGTGTTAATAGCAACGTATCACCCGTTGTTGATTTAGATCGAGTTGCTATGATATTAACTTCAAATAGATTAAATAATCCAGTTTCTAATTTTGCAACTGATTCTAGAGTTAATAAAACTGGTCAAGATCCAGTTGGATCATCTTATGTTTCTAATCTTGTAAGATTAGATAACCCAGCAACAAGTATCTCAGTTCAATTTGCTTCATATCGAAGGAACGGATCTGATATTCGTGTGTTCTTTAAAACAATTGCTGAGGGATCAAATGAAGATAGTATGCAAAGAGATTTTGAACTCTTCCCAGGCTTTGATAATTTGAATCAATTCGGTAAGATTATCAACAAATCAAATAATAACGGAAAACCTGATGATCTAGTAACACCTTCGATTGGTTCAGAATTTAAAGATTACACTTTCTCAATTGAAGAATTGCCACCATTTACCAAGTTCCAAATCAAGATTGATATGGTTGGAACAAATCAAGCACAACCACCACTTATCAAAGATCTTAGAGCAATTGCATTAGCATAATATGACTAATTACGTTCCAGTTGAAGGTAAGTCTGGTCTCTATCGAGATGAGGACTCAACAGCGATTGTTAATCGAGATAAGAAAGCTTATCTTGTTTATATGCAAAGAAAAAAAGTTATGGAAAATAAAAATAGTGAACTAAATCAAATGAAAGAAGACTTGGATAGTGTAAAGAATGAAATAGGAGACATTAAGGATCTCTTATCTACTCTTGTTCAAAAACTAAATAATTAAAAAAATGGCACAACAGGTAATCACATTTGATCCAGATGTTGCCGTTCCAATGGGCGTAAATCTAACCATATTTTCTGGTGCTGATTTTAATACAACATTCACAGTTAAAACTTCTGCTGGTTCAAGTATCAATTTTACTAACCATACTGGCAAAAGTAACATTAAAAAATCTGCAATTGGAACTGCAAATACTTTTGGTGTAACACTTGGAACCACAGATGGAAAAGTAACTCTGTCTATGGGATCAACAGTGACCAGAGGTTTATCTGAAGGTAGGTATCTGTATGATGTTAACGTGAGTTCTGGATCTACTTTCTTTAAAATCATGGAAGGTAATGTGCTTGTCAGAACAGGTATTTCAACTTAGAGGTGAAGAATGGCTCAACCAAGTTCAAGACAAGGTTTAATAGATTACGCAAAAAGACAGCTTGGTTTTCCTGTCTTAGAAATTAACGTTGCAGATGAG